AGTGTATACACTCAGATACATGTTAGCTTCATCGTATCTTTCTCTCCAGTGCATTTTGTTCGGGTCAAACCCACCCCAGCCCAGTTTCTTCAGCTCGTATTTCTTGATAGCCCCATCAACCTCGAAGAACAACCTATTAGGCTGCGTAACCGGATCGACGACTATCTTGACAGCGGAGTTCTGCGAGAAGTCTAACTGCTCGTAACCACCTCTGAAGGAAGCCGGTGCAAATCGAACATCAGGAGCCAGGAGTGAAAAGTATTTCCGGCGCTGGCCTAATCCCATTCGGATAAGGTTAGGAGCCATTCCCGCCTGAGCGTTGGTCATATCCATGGCAGACAGCATCAAGTCGATAGATAACTCTCGGTTAACAGCAGAGTTGTCCATGACATTAGCCTTAAACGACGGATTAGCCGTGATGGTGATGTTCTCATGAGTAGCCAGGAGCGTCCCATCATCGTACTGGCCCAGCAAGCCGACCATTTCGATAGGAGTATCCGTAGTAGCGAAGGCCACTTCCCTTGCGCCCTGGCGCACAATATGAGCACCGGTGGCAACAGCCGCACTATTAGCAGCAGCGTAGGCAGCCATGGTACTGTCAGGATGGTAAGTTCTCCAGGTATTTGCATTGGCAAGCATAACAATTTGCCGGTTGACAGGATCGACGGAGCTGATCCTTTGATTACAGGCAGCCTGAATAGGCGTTCCAGCAGTGGTATACATATCGACAACCATGCCTTTGCGGAGGTATCTCACGCCGACATCATTGTCACAGGTTAGGGTCCAGGTAGATCCGGTCAGCGTAGTACCAGCAGTACTCAGCGTAGCCAGTTTACCAAATCCATCCCCCCAGCACTGACGATTGAGGTCCGTAATCAATGCTTGATATGTGGTCATAGTAGCCTCTGCCTGCGTATCGACGAAAGCAGCGAGATTTCCCTTACCGGCTTCGATAGCAAGACCGGACAGTCTTAAGGAGCCGTAAATCAGCTTGGGCAGAATAACACCCTGAGCCGAATCGCCTGCAATAGGTTCCGGCAGGTATTGGCCTTCAGTCCTGGCACCGACCGACTGAATGTCAGCTTCTCTCAGGCCGAAGTAGTAACCAGCTCCACCAGGTCGGGGAGTAGCGGATCTGGCGCTCTGATTGAAAAGATTATAAGTCATTTGGTGCCTGGCGAACAGGCTTGTAAGCTTATCACCATAAACTCTCTTGAGCTGGTTAGCGATAGCAGTGGTATCAATAGTAGCCATTTTTTATATCACCTCGTATGAATTATTGCAGTTGGCCTGCAACGGTATGAATTTAAGGTTATTCTTCTTGTATCAACCCTTGTAAGATTTCGTGCAGTTCACCGGCTCCAGTAGCAAAGTAATCTTCAATATTAGTGTCGTTAACCACCGCATCATCCGCAAGCTTGAACGTTTTCTCTTTGGTCACGGCGGCTTCTGCTTCAGGTGGTTTACCGGTTTTAGAAACAGTCTTTTTGCCAGCGGCATATGCATCGATAGCCGTCTGCTCGATCTTGCCGAATAACTCATTAACCTTGGCGATCTGCCCGGCTGCCATCTCTCGAACTGCTTTCTTATCGGTGATATCTACTGTAATGACTGGGTTCTCCAGACCAAGAAGTAGCTTGGTAAGGGCTTGTTTGTCTTCACCCATGTCCTCGATGTTTTCAACTGCCTTGTTGATCTCAGCGTCGAAATTGTCGAGATTGGCCTGAGCCTCTTCCTGAGATTCCTTAGTCGTTTTCTCCTGGGTTTGTGTATCGATCAGTTCTTGCTTCTCACGTTCCAGGCGATCTATGGTATCTTCAGGGGACTCTTCCTCTCTCTGTTTCTCGATGTCCTGTTGAGCCCAAATCTTGTTATACTTCTCTAAAGTTTGAGCGTCTTCTATAATGGCTTCAATGTCTGCATCACCGAGGGTTTCTTGCAGATCCTTGCCACTCTTCAGGTCTTCAACGAGTTCTGCGATGGACTCGTGCCCAGTTTCTTCAAGGAGTTCGTTAAGCGATTTCTGCGCTGCACGCGCTTCCAGCCACTTAGGGTCCTTGTCATACGGAGGTGGTTTTTCGCCATCCTCTTTCTCGCTGTCAGGGGGATCAGCGACTTTCTTTTGCCCCTTATCGTCATTCGGGGTAATGACGTCTTTCTCTTGCCCCGTTTTATCTTCAGCGCCAACGGCAGCCATATCAGCAGCCTGATCGACTACATCGCCAGCGTCATCAGCATTATTAGCACTGTCTTGTTCTATTGCATCAATAAGAACCTGCGAATCTAATTGTAAATCCGCACTACCATCAGTTACAACGCCTTCATTTTCGTCAGCCATTTGAACCCTCCTTGCTTGGCTTATAGGTTTCTATTAACTATATAATCGACAAATACGATAATTTATCTATAAAAGCTATTTAAGTGCTCGGGATTATTTGTATTTCTTAGAGCCTTTCCAGATATCCATCCAGCGGTTTTTGGGAGCCGTAGCAGCCTCACCACCACCTTCTAAGATCCGTTTCTTACGGTAGTTCATATACCCGCGATCCAGTTTCATTTCCTGTCTCGGGGATACAGTAGCTTTTTTAGCTTCACTTAAGGTCATCGATTTCTTTTTCTTCTTGTCAGCCATTTTAAGTTCTCCTCTACATCGTTGCATTAAGGATGAAATGATTATTAATACTTCATCTTATACTTGTCCATTCTGGTTTTACGCGCCTTCTTCCGGCCTTTCTCTTTACCACTGGCAGCCAGTCCAAGGGCTTCCCTGATTGTCATAGCTACTCGTTGTCCAGACTTTGGCATTGGCAGTGTTACTTTATTCGGCATGATCTATTCCTTTCATTGAAACGATTACACTCATTGTTAATTAACCTCATGTGCATTAAGCTGTTTGTGCCTGCTGCATAGTTGGAGCCTGACCACTCTCACCCTCATTACCCTGGGCATCCGCTTGCTCCTCTTGTGCCATGCGTTCAAGCTGTGTAGCTTCCCAGGCCTGTTGATGCATCATTAAATGGCCGATAGCATGGGCCTTGACTTTATCCGGTAACACCTGGAATTCCCTTGATAAAATATACTGCTCATGCACCTGAATATGGACGAGAGGATCATCAACCCTGAATACCGGATCGATAACAGGTTTCTCACGATAAGTGACTATGCCTGTGTTCGGATCTTGCTCGATCTCGCCAGTAGTCTCATCCCTTTTAGGTATCCCCGGAAAAGCAATGTCCTTATAATCCTTGGCTGCGAGTTTGCTGTTTTCGTATTCAGCGCGGTCTCTATGTATGTTTTGGGTTTCAGGAAAGCCACTGAGCCCCATGCGCTTGAGTAGTTCGCGTTGTACCTGTGGTTTCTGGTAGATTGGACCCCAAAACTCGCTCTTGATTAGATCCATCAGCACGAAGTTCTTACCTGCATTGGTAGAAGACGTCCCGGAGTCGAGTTCAAGGCGAATATCATTATTGCCGTATAGATCAGCTCCTTTGAAGTTCTTGACCAGGATCTCATTACCTTTACCCTTGAGCTTGATCATGCGGGTTTCGGTGTAGTAATGCTGAGCTAATAGTAATCTCTTTCTCTGCACTCTATTCCAGCCTCTATAAAAGCGCCGGACATCAGGTGCATGTGATTGCTCAGCAGTTTCGCGGAGGATGTCAAGCATAATACCTGAAGCGCCGGAGCCGGGAGCCTGACCTTTGAGCACGTTCTTAGGATCACCGGCAGCCGTTTGACCTTGCTCGATGTGGATCTTGCGCTCGTCGATAATCTGAGTGGGATAAGGTGTTCCCGGATGGATTACGGGTTTAGACCCCATTACGTCGCGAGAGTCATACTTAATAGCCAGAATGCCCTGGTTCCGGGAGGTAAGCCGTTTAAGCACCACATCTCCAGGCACCAGCACAAAGGGCCTGCCTAAGCCATCCCTGTTGGTTTCGAGGGCCTGGTCGATTCTGTTAACTGTGTTCTGTGGGCTAATCAGGTCATCCACACCACCAGTACTCCAAAATGATCCAGGGCTCAGGTCGTATTGAAAATGCGTGATATCATAGAACCATGAACCAGTTTTATCATCAACCGGTATAGGCATAACTTCTTCATTATACACGATATCATCTCCAGCGAGGATCACATACCGGCCCTTTGGGTATTTCACAGTAGGCTTGAACTGGATTGTTTTGTAGATAGTGTAGTCATTGTTGCGCCTCATGAGGTCATCAGATTGCAGTCCTCTACCCTTCCATGGGGATACATTGGCGATGAGAGTGAGGAGGGTTTTTTGGTAGTCAACCTCGGTGTAGTCATAGTTAGTGGGGTTCTTCACCTTCTTCTCGAAGACATCCTGGACCCATTCTTTGAGTACCAGGGTTTTTGTAGCCACGTATTCCTTTTCACGCATAACCTTGCCAAGATCAGGCACCAATACGTTAAAGGGTAGCTCACAGAAAGCCTCAACGTCTCCTTTCTCAGGAACAGGTATCTTATCTTTTCCGATGATGTATTTACCGGTGTTACCATTGATCATAGCTCGAACGAATGCATTACCTGTTATGACCCGCCATAGCTCTGCTTCTTCCTTGACATCCTCAATAGCGTGGTCGTTTGCACTATCCAGATCCTCCAGGAAGGCGATACCCAGGTCAGCAGCGTCTTTATCCTTCTGCTCTTGACTGTTAGGCCATATCGATGTTGAGTAGGATTTGTTCAAGGTGAGTGCTTTTAGAGACCGCACGTAATCGCGGATGATGTTGGATACCGGTGTGGGGGTGGTTACATTAATCTCGTATCGCCTGCCAAAGGTATTTTGGGTTGCGTACCATTGAAGCCACTGTTCACCAAGGTAATAGAGGATGTTACGGAGCCAGGTGCGCTCTAATACTTGCCGGTGTGGGTTAGCGTCGAATCGGAAGACTTCCTCCGCGAAGGTTAGCGCATCTTTATCACTGAAGTTCTTTTTTGCCATAAGTAGTCCTTTACATTACGGGATAGCCGCTGACTGATTGCCTTTCCTTAATAATACTCTCAGCACGAACAGCTAATTCATTCTCAGCCTTGAGTTTCTTGATATCGTCGGCGGGTTCATTGTCGATGTATTGCTCAGTCTGAGCTAACTCAGTGAGATCCTTAGCCATGATGCGATTTAAAAGCTGTGAGCGCTGCCTGTTAAAGATTCTCCTCTCTTGTGTGTGAGAGATGAATTGAACGATTATAACAGCGATGAGAATGCCGTAGCTTATTCCTACTGCTATTGAAGTCACGATGTTGCTGGTGTCAATGTCGATCATTGTTCAGTCCTCCTCTTTGTTCATTTTATGTGAACAGCGCTATACGTTGAACACATCATCAAAGTGTTTGCTCAGTGTTTCATCTCCTCCCCAGTCATCGGGGTCTCCCTCGCCCTCTTCCATTTGTCGCACAAGCTGTTGGAATTCCTCTGTTGCTGACCGGGAAGCGTTGTCTAATTGCTCTTTCTTAGCATCAGTCTCCAGCTTCTTGCGCCGCTGTAACAGTTCTTCTGGTGCAATACCGTGAGGTCTATCCATGCAAATATGGCAGGCCTCATCATAGATATGATCCTCTTGATGATCTTCTAAGTCTTCCCGCTTAACTTCATCCATGGAGAGTGAGGGAATTGTCCTGATAAATTCAGTACATGTGTCATACACCATGATCATCGGCATCTCGTCTGGATCGTCCGGCAACTCTAATCTATTTCTGAATTGTTGTATCTTAACTGGTCTATCGACATCTCCACGAAAAAGTCGCAAATCATATGGTTTGCCTATGATCTTTGGACCCAGTTTCTCGCCTGTTTTCATGAACTCATGATAGGTACTATCACCCTGCCCACCACCTTTATAATCAGGCTTTTTGGAGAAGCAGTCACCTCCACCAAGTCGCTTGATTTCCCGGTCAGAAATGCCTAATAATTTCTCTCTCTCCATGATTCCTTCAGCTACCTTTGGATCGACGATCCTGAGTCCAACCCCCGGAGATTCTGTGTTGGTTCCGTACCACTCAGCGAACCGATAGACTCGATCATCTCCATCCACCCACCACCAGCCAACTGAAAATGGCGCACCATATCCCCAGTCAAAGGTCATATACAGCGGAGCCCACGAAGGAATCGGCCAGATCTGTTGCCTTGAGTTGAGGATATGACGCTCTGAGAAGTTAAAGGCCTGGCCTATGAATTTATCCCAGCGTCCATCCTTCCAGGCAGCTCGAAGGTTCTCGTCGTGAATGGCTCCCAGCCGTTGCCGATATCCAGGGTCAGCATCCATGAGGATCTTATTGTCCTCATATGTAGATCGAATAAATACCCTGGTGGTGCCATTCTTCAGGGTCCAGATCTTGCCCTCGTCCACAGGGTTTCCACCTTGCTCAGAAAGTGGTATGAACATGGCTTTGATCACAGAGGCAGCAGGTCCACCAGGGTTGCCGGTTAAGAACATACGACAGGGTACGCCGTGAGCTGACCGGCATGAGCCTTTCATCTTGTCTATCATGATGGGGAGGAATGGGAACTCAGGAGCCTCTTCATAGGATATCTCGGTGTAGGCTTGACCGATGTGATCAGAGAGCTGATCAACGTGTTGAATGGCTATCATTGAGATGATCGCACCATTCTCGAAGCGGATATAGTTGGGTTGTTCCTCGCCTCCAACTCTTATAGCGGGGAGCTTCTTTTGCTGGATGATCTCATCCCATTGCCGCCTCATCTCCCTGAAATCTTTGTATTTACGTCTGAAGATGATACCGTTCCAGGCATAGCCGTAGCGGAGAGCGCCATAGACATGCCTGCCTATTGTGGTATGCGAGTTGTGTGTTACTATGAAGTCATCGGAGAGATACAGTTGATTGGGGTGATCGATTGATATACAGCAGCAGTCTTCCCTGCCAACCTTCTCTATTGATATGAGTTTACGCGTTAGCTCCCATCCATTATTCCATTCCTTATCTATGCATCTTGACGATTTGCGTTCCAGCCTGAAAAACTTCTCTTTCGTAGGATGTTGGATATACAGCATATAGACAGTTTTGCAGTGCTGAATCGTGCCATCGTCTTTGCGATACTGCCCTGTTTTAGTAGTGAGTGTTGCTTTACCACCGAGACCCCACACTATTTCCCGAACATCATTAACCAGCTGCTCACTCACAGTGGTAAATTGTAGGTGGCCTCGTCCATCAGCGTATCCGTCTGTGTCCATAAGCCCCTGTATCACCGCCCAGCGGTCCTCAACAGATCCGAGCTTGTATTGTGCAGGGATGAACTTGGTATCTGCCAGCTTCCCCAGTAATCCTGCTCTCTTGAACTGTGCATATAATTCGGACTCTTTGCTTAATCCCAATGAGTATAAATCCGTACGATTGTGTAAACTGTATCCCCATTTAACACAATCAGCAGCTATTTCAGCATCTCCGGAGCTAATGCCTACATTCTTTTTATTGAAACATCCATCACCCAGCATCAGCCCCATGAGATAGGGATCTATGAGTAATGGATGTCGCCAAGATTTCGTGTACTTAATAGGCTTGGTTAATGGTATGCGTATACCATCAGTTACTCCCAGTCTATCTATCAAATACTCAGTAGTCCCTACTCTCCAGCGCACAGACTCGTCATTGTGTAAATACCTTCGATCAGCCTTGAGCTTACGTTGTGTCTCACGATATAGCCACAAATGATCAAGAGTCGCACGTGTCTTAGCCCCATCATCGAAGGTAAACTCATAGACATCCTGCTCCCCTTGTTCATGGATCTGAATCACCTTTGCGACACTACCATCAGGATTGCATACTTGAGAGCCTACTTTGACATCCCGTAAAAGAATAGGGCCGAAATTTGTTAGTAATTTCGATGACTTAGGCATCGCCTTACCACCGCCGCGCGTACCTCCGTAAAAGACCTCATCAGCCGGGCATGTAGCTGCTCGCACTTGTGGGCCTTCTTGAGGTAGCCAGTAGCGCCATGGTTCATAGTTATCGGGTATAGGGATGGGTACAAAAGCCATAATGGGGTCCAATCGTTAGACATTATTCCTGGCAATTCCAGGCGACATCACAACAATAACTTTGGTATTTTCCACAATGTAATAATTGTCTCCGGCCTTTTATTCTCTTAGTCTCTTTTGACATTATTTCCCATATGTCCGGCTCACTCTCGACTTCCAACTGTGAATAATCACACCTTTTACATCGCCCCTTGTCTTGCGGGTTTGCTAATTTCCCTGCCATTTAACCTCCTAAGAGTTCCAATCTATTATCTATATCGTCAGGTGTGAGAGTTTGGCTACGATCTCGGTGGATTAGTTTCGAAATCACCTATGACCACAAAAGGCTGCTCACAGTGATCACAATAGCACTGACCTCCATAATAAAACGCTTTATAGTCACAGTGAGGACAGTAGACCATAAATACTTCCACCAGTATCTCTCCCATAACTATCCTCCTATTCTGGATAAGGGTAACGGTTATAGTAGTTCTCAGTTAAATACTCGATAAGCTTATACTTTTGCCTGCCAATCAAGCTGGATATGTTCTTAGGATCAATCTTCAGGGTTTTAGCGATATCTATTTGAGAATAGCCTGACAGATACATAACCCACATCTTAGCTGCATAGCGAGGATGATGAGGCAAGCTGCTTAGCGCATCCACCAGGACTGTGCTGAACTCCTTATCGGCTGCATATTGCTCGATATTTGGTATCATATTATGCTCTGGTAACTCCACCATATCTTGATTATGGATACCATCCTTAGCCAGTGGCCGATCAATCTCGAAGGCTGCTTTGTCCTTACCTCTGCCATCCCCGGTAATGCCACAAGGATGAGCTGCTTCGTCCCGGAACATGTCAAGCACTCTGAAGATAGCAAGCTGCTGAGAGTAGAATGCCCAGTCAACCACTTCTGATCGTTCGGGGTCAAAATGGATAGCTGCTTGAGCCAGGCCGAACATCGCTGCCGATTCCATCTCATCAGCGAGATAGGTGTGGGGAGAGATCTCAGGCCAAAGGTAATGGATCACGCGCATCACTCGGCGCATATCGGATTTAGTTACCGGGTGCTGCATTAGATGATTCCTTGATCCCGGAACATAATGATATCTGCTGCGGTCCATCC